GACATTACTTTCTTTGTGGATGAAACTGTTGGTTCTCTGGGCGCTTGGGAATCGGACTCTGGTGGGTTTATCAAGATGTTGGAGCTACAGTTGAACCCGATGCTGAGGCTGAAGGAAGTTCTTAGCCAACTTGCTGGCCTGTTTGATAGGGCCAGGGATGCGTTTGAACGGTTCAAGGCTGCTGGCGGGTTGAATAGTGTAGACCTTTCTGCGATAAATACGAGCACGCTTGGTGGGCGTAGGGCTTCTGGTGGGCCTGTCGCTGGCGGGTCTAGTTACCTGGTGGGTGAGATGGGGCCGGAGATTTTCACGCCTGCTGCGGGCGGTGGGCACATCACCGCGAACAAGTCCCTGGGCGGTTCTAATATCACTATCAATGTGAACGCTGGGATGGGTGCTAACGGTAAGGCGCTAGGCGAGCAGATTATTCGTGAAATAAAGCGCTACGAGAGAACTTCTGGCCCTGTGTTTGCGAGTGCCTAATGGCGGTCACTGTTGAACTGGGGTTGTCTAAGGCTTTCACCCTTGATGACCCTGTGGCTGGCGTTATAGGTTCCACCGAGTTTGTTTTAGGCGGCGTGGATTTCGTAGACGTAACTTCTAAGGTGCGCGGGCTGAGCATAGGCAGGGGCAAGAACCGCGACCTTGACAGGTTTAGCGCGGGCGCTCTAAGTGTTAGTTTCAATAACACGAACCGCGACTTTGACCCTCTCTATACTTCTTCACCTTATGCGGGCAACATTGTGCCCAGGCGTGAGGTGCGGGTGAAGGCTGATGGGGTTACACAGTATGTGGGCACTGTCACTGACTGGAACCTTGCTTATGATGAAAGCGGGCAGTCCATTGCACAACTTGAGGCCGCTGATGGTTTAACTTTCTTAGCGCAACAGGTTCTCACTGCGGGCACTGCCACTGAACAGAAGTCTGGGGCGCGGGTGAGCGCTGTTCTCGACATGGCTTCAGTGGATTGGCCTAGTGATGAGCGAGACATTGCCACAGGTGCTTCCACGCTAGGCACTGACACGTTTGCCGGTAACGCTTTGACCTACTTGCAGAAGGTGGAACTGTCTGAGGGCGGTTTGTTCTTCATTGATAAGCAGGGGCGGGTGGCTTTCAAAGACCGGCTCAGCACACCCACAACGGGCAGTGTCACTGTGTTTGCGGATGATGGTTCTGGGATTCCGTTTGCTCCTGCTCAGGTTGAGTATGGGATTGAGCAGTTGTATAACCAGGTGACGGTGACTAACGGCACTGACAGCTCCACAGCTAACAATGCGCTATCTCAGACCCGTTACGGGATCCTTGAGAATAATGTGGACACTTTGCTTTCTGATGCCACACAGGTAAGCGGTTACGCGGATTTCCTTGTGGGGCGTTACGGTGAGCCTGAATATCGGTTCGCTCGGCTCGCAGTGGATATGAGCAACCTCACTGAGTTGCAGAAAACTTCCATGCTTGCCCTGGACATGGGTTCGGTAATCCAAATCAAGTTTACGCCGAACGGTGTGGGATCTGCCATTGAGCGTTATGGGCTTGTGATTTCACTGGGGCATGAAGTGACCGCTGATGACCACGTTGTGACTGTGGGGGTAGGCTCATTACAGACTTCACTATTTGTCTTAGATGATGCGGTGTTTGGTAAACTTAGCGGAGCAGGCGTTTTAGCCTTTTAGTATTTAGGAGATATTTTGCCGAGAGAAGTGTTTGTTGCCGGTCAAGTTTTGACCGCTGCCGAACTGAACGTTGTGTCAGATCAGTCTGTGATGGTGTTTGCAGATTCTTCCGCACGCACCGCCGCAATCTCCTCCCCCTCCGAGGGGATGGTGACTTACCTTGAGGACACTAACGGTGTCGAGGTGTATAACGGTTCAGCTTTCACGAGTGTAGGGCAGAGCACTATTTTGCAGGTTCTTTCTGCGACCAAGACAGACACGTTCAGCACTACTAGCACAACTTTCGCGGATGTGACAGACCTGACCCTCACCCTTACACCCGCAGCCACTTCGAGTAAGGTGCTTGTGTCTTTCAGCATTAACCTGGGCCTCCCGAACACGGCAGGGGTTCAAGTACGCCTCATGCGTGACTCCACTCCTATTGCTGTTGGAGATGCTGGATTGGCTAGTCAGAAACAATCCACCACACACACTTATCCTGGCGTAAATACAGACACACGAAATAGGTCTATGCAGTTTCTTGACTCACCTAACACGACTTCTGCGACGGTGTATAAGCTCCAAATTATTACTAACACCAGCACAGTTTATGTGAACCGTAGTAGTTCGGACAACAATACGGCTTATGGCGGGCGCACAGCTTCAACGATTACGGCTATGGAGGTCGCGGGCTAATGGACATTTCACACATACTAACTAGGCGTTATCCTGAGTCCGAGTGGACTCTTAACGGTGACAACTATTCGGGGCTAACGTGGCTATCTGATGGTGATGCGCCTACGGAATCAGAGTTGAAGAAGCTTTGGCCTACGGTGCAGAAAGAAATCGCTAACGATGAGCAAGCAGTTGTGGATGCTAAGGCTTCCGCTATCGCAAAGCTTGAAGCGCTCGGTTTGACTGTGGATGAGGTGCAGGTTGCGTTTGGGCTTTCTGTCTGATGAAACTGTCTAACCCCTGGCCTGCTGGCGAAACGATTAGATCCCCCTGGGGTTATCGCAAGCACCCGATCACGGGGAGGCGGAAGAAACATCGTGGCGTGGACGTTGGCTATAACGGCCCTATCAGTGCGCCTGCTGATGGCAAGGTGGTTCATAAGGGCGTGAGCTTGAACAAGCGCACTGGTGGCGGGTACACCCTCATTCTGGAGCACCAGAACCCTCGTGTGTGGACTGTCTACTATCACCTACGGGAACCCTCACCTTTGCTCAAAGGCACGAAGGTCAAACGTGGCGAGGTGATCGCTCATACTGGCACGACTGGGGCAAGCACAGGGATTCATTTACATTTTGAAACTAGGCGCTCACAGCGTTGGGGCACTGATTTTGATCCTGAAAGTATCCTCGGTCACGCTAACGCTGAACCTGTCAAGGCCACACCTAAACCTAAGCTCACTGAGGATGGTGTTATCGGTAGGCAAACTTGGGCTGCTGTTCAACGCATGTTGCAGTTTGATGAGTTTTACAGGGGCAGTATCAATGGGGTGGCTGGCAAGTCCACTGTGATTGGTTTGCAGAAGTTCTTGAACAGGGGTGGATGGTGACTGAGAACACTGACACTGTGGCGGTAAAGGTTTCAATGAAAGATATTTACCTTGAGGTTCAACGGCAGGGCCGGTTGCTTGAGAAGATTGCTAACAGCCTCCCTGACTCGGAGAGCAAGATTGATGACCATGAGGCGCGGATCCGTAAGCTTGAGATGCGTATGGGTTGGGCTGTTGGCGGGTTCGGTTTGGTCGCGGCAGTAATGCCCTGGATTGTAGGAGCGCTTGGATGAAACCTTCATGGAAGATTAGGCGGCGCTACATTTTCGTTGCGTTTGTGCTGGGTTCGCTAATGCTGATTAGTGGCTCAGTGGCTGTGCTGTTGAACAATGACAGTGCGACCTCAGACCTCATCACCGGTGGGGTTGCTTTGATTACACTCATTCTCACCACCTATGTGTTCGGGGCTGTGTGGGAGGACAAGAAGAAGGAGAACCCTGATGGATAAGTTGAAAAGTTATTTGCAGTATTCGGTGGAGCGTGCCATCAAGACTGTGGCGCAGACCGCTATTGCTGTGATCACGGGTTCACAGGTTTTGAATGTTATTGATGTGGACTGGGCGCAGGTTGCGGGGATTGCTGCGCTTGCCGGTGTGATGTCTTTGCTGACCTCGGTGCTTGTGTATGACAAGGCTGGCGAGTGATGGGCGAGTTTGATTTGATTGAGCAGGTGGATGGGTATGCTTGCCCGATTGACCCCGCTGAAGCGCTGCTCTGTGATTCCTGCCAGTAGTTAGCTGTTCACCCAGGCGTACACTGTGCGCCTTGTAACGCCCGCTTTTTTAGCGAGCG